ATGGATATTGGAATTTTTAATGATTTTGAGCTACATGAAAAGGCTTCTGAAAAACTGATTAATAAATTTGAAGGTAAAGTACCTGAGCAATTAATAGAAGTTTGGAAACAGTATGGCTTTGGTAGTATCCTAAATGGATATTTAAAAATAGTAAACCCAGATGAATTTCATTCTTTGCTAGAAGAGGTGTATGTGAGAAGCAAAGAGGCTCTGGTTTTATTTACTACTTCCATGGGAGATCTACTTATTTGGGAAGATAATAAATATTTACTTTTACTTAATTTTAGAAGAGGAAAGATGCATGGCATATCATCTGGGTTTGAATTTTTTTTCTCTGACCTGGAGGATGATTCATCCCTACAAAACGATCTAGATTGGCTACCATATCCTGATGCCATTGAAAAATACGGAAAACCAGCATTTGATGAATGCTTTGGTTATGTTCCACTTCTAGGATTAGGCGGTTCCGAAAAGGTAGAAAATCTAGAAAAAGTCAAACTAATTGAGCACATATATTTGATTACCCAATTCACGGGTCTTGTTGAGTAAGAAAATTGCTTTCAAAATTATTATACTCCTAAAGGCTCATTCCAACTTGATTTATAAGGTGGATAAGTCTTTTATCTGTTCAAGATTAGTAACTAAGTAACATAGCAAGCCACTTACTGCACTAAAACAATGACTTGCCATCCCTCCCCATCAGAGTTAACATACACACACTTCAACAACGGGAGGGAGAATGTATTTATGTCAAATTGGCCAGAATGGTTTCTCGAAGCATTACGCCAACGATTTTATCAATTAGAACTCGCTGGCGAACAAAACGCTTCATGCTCATCTGAGGACAAAAATCTATTCACTCAAATGGATCAATTCAAAATCAACCAAACTGAAGATATTCAACATCTGCTATCCGAATGGGAAGAAAGCATAGGCTATCAGTTAAGCCAAGACAAACAATCCATCTATATGGAAGGAGTAAAAGACGGGATTCGATTGATTCTTCCCGTCATACACCCCACAGTTACTCGTTAGCTTTTGATCGTTTTAGCTATAGTTTCTCTAGTTCCTAAATTCATGTAACAACACTCTATTAATCTTCGATAATTTCATCTATGCTCATTCCACTTTTCAAGGTAAAAACAAAATGCGCTGGTGAGAGAATGGTTATCTTCTCCACCAACGCATTGAATAGGTTATCATCAAATTGTTCCAGTATATCTTGCCATGAGCTTAGTACTTGAATGATTTCATCGACTCGTTCCTTAATTTTCTCATTCTGATCCTCTTCCTCCTCCAGTGTCAGCTTCTGTTGACGTAGCTCATTTAGCTCATTGGAAAGTCTGTTCGTTTCTTCATCATATACAATCTCATCTATCTGATTCCGCAGCTTCAGATTCACTAATTCCTTCAAGTCAGATTTCAATTGTTGCATCTTTCCTTCGATGTCTAATAGCTGTTCTTGCCCTACTTTGCTGGAAAGTACCGATCCAATATTGCCTTCCAGCGTTTTAATGAATCCTTTCTTATTCTTATACATCCGATTGAACAATCGTACAAACGCAGAATGTACAACTTGTTCATCGACTGCTTTAGCAGCACATGCTGCTTTACCTTCATTGACATTGGTTCGACATTGCCATACGACCTTCTTGGATGGGTTATTGCTGTTCCAGGTTCGGCGTTTAAAAATGACTCCACAGCATCCACAATATACTTTACTGCTCAGTGCGTATTTATTGGAATATCTTTTGCTCTCCCCCATCACACTCCCTTTCAGCTTGGCTCTCCGTTTCTTCTCCTTTTGCACCGCTTCAAATATTTCCTTGGATACAATCGGTTCGTGGTTATCCTCTATAAAATATTGCTGCTCTTGTCCCTTATTCTTGATCCGTTTATGGGTTAGAAAATCAACGGTTACCGTCTTTTGCTGAAGCAAGGCTCCGTAATATTTCTCATTGGTCAGAATTAAGGTAATGGAGGAATCCCACCACGTATCGCCATCCGTGACTGTTTTAATGTGATCTCGCATCAAACCTCTGGCAATCGCCTGATAGCTTTTCCCGTCTAAATACTCCTCGTATATCCTGCGTACAATCTCTGCTTCCGACTCGTTAATCACCAATTCACCATGTTCATCCTTATCATAGCCAAGAAAGCGAGTGGTGTTGCAGAAGACTTTGCCGTTTTGAAAACCTCTCAGTATGCCCCATCGGCTGTTTTCAGAAATGTTTCGGCTCTCGTCTTGTGCAAGAGAACTCAGGATGGTCAGCAGTACTTCACCTGTTGTATCCAGCGTATTAATGTTCTCCCGTTCAAAGAATACGGCGACTCCGAGACTTTTAAGTTCCCGTACATATTTCAATAAATCTAGTGTGTTTCTTGCAAACCTCGAAATCGACTTGACCAGAATGAGATCCAGTTTACCATTTCGAGCATCCTGTATCATCCGATTAAAGTGTGTTCTATTTTTAGTGCTGGTTCCGGTGATGCCTTCATCGGCGTAAATATCAGCCATTTCCCATTCCAAGTTGTTTTGAATGTATTGGGTATAATGATTAACCTGGTTGGTATAGCTCTCCTTTTGCTCCTCAGAATCGGTACTAACCCGACAATAGGCAGCGACTTTCTTCTTTTGAATCGATTGAATTCCCTCTACGATGTTCAACGTTTTCACGGGAACGATCACGACTTTTTTTGCGGTTACGGCTTGTGCCATAGGTTTTTCTCCCTTCGATATCTTCTTTATACGGTCACATGGTATAATGCTTGCGGCACATCATCAAGTCCATTTCTGCCCATGTTATAGCTATTTAAAAGACTTTTTATTAAGCTCATCAATCGCTATAAACTCTTCTTCTGTAATGACATGTTGTGATCTCAATTGCTTCAATAGGCTCAGACTGAGTAGGTAGTCGATAGATTTTCGTTGCATATGTATGTGGCTCCTTTGAAATAAAAAATGGCTGCCCTCTAAGGCAAGCCGATAGATATAATGCTTAGAATAAATTTTTAAGGTTAATAGTCTTTTCTATGGTAATGCTAGGATCGCTTACTAAGGTAGCAGTCAGTACAAGTGCTCTATTAATCGCTCCACTACTGCTTCCTGCTTTTATGGTTACACTATTTCCTGTACTCGCTGTTATGCTTCCCATAATAGGAGTTGAATGATCTTGATTGCGTAGGCTCCACTCCACCGACTGGTCAAACACTTCTGTTCCATGATCATAGATATGGCTGACGTATGAGGTGCTTTGGCCTGTTTTGAGAATGGGATTACCAGTAATGGCTATCGAATAAATACGCGCTCCAGTTTCGACGACTCTCATTTCAATGGTACTCAGTACTGTTGGGTGATACGTTAATTTCGCGGTAATGCTTACTTGTCCCAAAGCGATGCCCATAACCTGACCTTGCTGATCTACACTAACCACATTCGGATCGCTCGAAATGAAAGTTATGGCTGGATTCGCTATCTCATTTCCATTATCCGTAGCAGTCACATTCAACGGTATTGTTTCGTTTAGAGGTACATGGACCATCGTTCCCTGATGAATATGTAATGCATATGTATGAGCAATCTCGTACTTCCATCGGTCTGCAATGTTATTTCCCACGTCATCATAAGCTGTATTTATGCTATCCAATGTGCAGCTTAACTGAATGATGCCATTCATCGTGCGATCAGTACCAGTTACTTTAAACGGCTGATGAGTCATATAAAATCGTTGGCTTAATGTAATGCCCTTCGTATCTGCGTTGTCCTGTAAACTGACCAGGATGCTTCCCTCCGGTATTGAAATAACCTTTCCTGTTTCCGTTAAAAACGTTCTGGCTTCTACCACAGCATCAAACCATTTCACTTGTCCATCCCGGTTTAAAGCTAGCCGTTGATTACACTTTTTCATTCTGCCTCGACAAGACTGTTCATTTCGATCCACCTGACTAGTAATTAAATAACGTTCATAACGATAATCCACGATATCACCTGTATGTAATAGTGTTGCTGCACGAATAATTTTTTCATCAGTCATTTGAATGATATCTGTCGCATCCCGGATCAGAGCAAGCTGCTTTACACTGTTGATATGCACAAGTTCGCCTTTCTCTCGTAGGAAGAAATCAAGCATCGGCTCTAAGCTCCGTGTCATTTCTCTACCTCCAATGCAAAATCTGCCTTACAGCGATACAGGTACAACTCCATATAATCGCTCCATTTCTTCATGTCCAAAATAATAAAAACATCCTTGCCAATTCGAATATAGCAGTTCGACAGCAATAAAGATTCCAATGGACAGAAAGCTCGATATGTCGTCTCCAGTGTGTAGCCATCTTCAAATAAAAAGCTTTTACGATAAGGTTGTACATCTGCCATCATTGACCGAATAGATATGAATTCAGCATCTAAAATTTCCAGCTTCGTATCGTAGAACATTAATCTGTCCCGACCTTGATTTTAGGTAGAGGAAGAGCAGGTCGAATACTTTCAGGAATGCCTGATTCATATGTGGCTGAGCGCTCTCCTTCCTGTTTATTTGTTAAGCCAACCGAATCCCTATTTTTATAGAGATACACCGCGTAATCGACCATGACTTCATCATATTCCACTGGCAGTGTTACCACATTACAATAGCCAAAAATATTACTTCTAGCTTTATTCAAATAGTGGATCATGATATCATCCTTGGATATGTCTGTTGGTTCCATGCCTAATAATCGTTTCATCAAATCCATTAGCTCACTCATGTGCTGTCTCCTGTACCTCCTTTACCTGTTCCTTCTCGGTACGCTTCATGCTCTTGGTAGCTTGAGCTTTCGTTTGGAGTACATCTTGCTCCGTCTCATCTGGTTGAGATCCCTCCACTTGCTCATAATGCCCACTAGCCTGTAACCGCAGCATTAACTCCTGATCTGTGACTTCCCATGTGCAGCCTGTCTCTTGATTCAAAAACCACATCTTATCACCCTCCAAAAATGAAATTAAGGGTATCCAAAACGGACACCCTAAACGTGTTTCTTCTATTATAATGTGTTCTCATATCATCCACTTTCAATTAAGACTTATTGGCTGTGAGTACAGCGAGAGCTTCTGGCTTGATACATTTGGCTCCAAACACTTGCAATCCTTTTACTGCATCTGAAAATTGCTTCTCTGGTCTGAATGCTTCCACCGAATCCACTTGCCCGGCAAACGAAATGGCACTCTTATGACCTGCGATGATTTTATACTTGGCTCCTGCGGTATTCGGCACGTTATTCGATTTATAAACGGTCATCCCATCAATATCTCCCACATAGCCTGTGCGGATAATATTCGGGTCTTTGGTAAAACGTGCATCTTTTAACAGTAAGCCATAATACCATGCAGGAACCACCACAAATCGTTCCGATTCAGGTACATTATTTTCGTCCAATAGTACGCCTAAATCAATCAGTAAATCATAGGCTGTATCTTTCGTTGGAATTATAGGCGTTGTATCATTACCGATTGTATTCTCAGCTTTAACCTCCGTATAAAATCCAGCAAGATACTGATCCACCACATTGGCGAGTCCATAGGAGGCTTCCACGATTCCACCATCTAGTAGATTTACATTCGCTTGTGCAGCATCGACATCATCCACCTGAAAATTAAAATACTTCGCCTGGTCGATCACCAACGTTTTTTGCGTAGCATCTAGTTCCTGTGGATTTCCGATACCTGCCGCTTTATCATAATTGCCAATCGTTACCGCTCCAATCGAATTGATTTTCACTGTGGAACCTTGACCTTTAATCTCACCTTCATAATCAGTGTTGACCACATTACCGTACACCAGGTTCTTTTTCAAACTTTCATTTAAACGTGCGCTCCAAATCGTAGGAATAAAATTCTGTACTGACATATCTATTCACCCTATCCTTTTCGTTTATTATTGTTTGTTTTGTAATGCTTGTTTGACTTGATCCCAATGCTGATTAATCTCAGTTGGCGACATGCCTTTGATTGAATCCAATGTAAATGTTCTACCTGTTGAATTCGCAGGAGGTGTATAGCCATCTCCTTTAAGTCGTTGCTCGACTTGCTGTTGAATTGCACCTTGGAGTGATTGTTCCAACACAGCTAAATTTGCTGTCGTCGCTTCTTCATCTGCATCAATAAAAAAATCCACTAACGGGAGTGGAAGTTTCTTTTCGGATGCAATTTTAATCGCTTGGCTGGTTAACCGTTCACGCTGCTTCTCCAGCTTCATATTTTCGACTTCAGTACGTAGTTTTTCAACCTCGATATCTTTCTCATCCTTAGCCGGGAATCGCTTCTTGATCTCAGCATCCACTGCACTTTCCAGATGATTGGCCTTCCACGTTTCAAGCGATTTAGCGGATCGCTTGTCCACCGTGCTATCGAACCAACTTTTTGCTTCCTTGTTGGATTGGATATATCGCTCTATCCCTTCTACGCTATACGGATTCAAACCCTGAAGATACGTTTGCCATTCCTCGTTTGTTTGGTTTTCTTCAATCAACTGCTTCACTTGTTCCAATTTCACTTTCGTTAATCTCCTTTATTGCCCATCCGACTCCTCAGAACCGAACACGCTTATGTATGTATGGAGCCTTTTAATGTCATGCTCAGGACAGCAATGTAACGCTTTAGAAATCACAAAAACGAGGAAAAGGTACAAACATACCAACTCCCCACTTTTGCCTGTTTTTCATCCTTTGTTTATGCGTATTTTGGATAGCCTAAAGCGTTACATCCACCCTATTGCTTACCTAAACCTCAGAAACGTATATGTATGGTGAAACTGTATCATATTAAATATCATGTTCAAGACAATCATGTAACGCATTAGAAAACGCAAAAGTGACGAAAAGGTACAAGCATACCAACTCCTCATTTCCGCCTATTTTTAACCCTTTGTTTATATGACTTTTTCAACCTCTAAAGCGTTACATCGAGCTGTCTTTTTGTCTGAACTTCCGAACACGTATCCTGATACTTTCTTTTCTCGCCCTACCTCTACACTTGTCACAGTATTTCTGCCGATTCGAATTTGCCGAAAATGTTCCTCCACAACGTGTACAGTTCACCCTCGGTTTTGCTGTATTAAACCCAACCTCTACATTCCGATCAGACTTATATTCTCGCTCCAGCTTCTCATCCATTGGCAGCACTCCATTTTCAAAATATGTACAACGGGGTAGACCATCATCTTGAGCAAAAAATACACATGGGCCATCCTGTAAACAGCAATAGTTTTGAATACCGTGCTTTGCTCCGAGATAACAAGCACAATTATTCTTCACCAGTCGCTTGATGCTATTTTTATTCTGCATTTGAGATCTCCTTATCCGTAGCAATTAATCGTTGCTGCTCCGAATGAAATTTATTGAATTCCAGTTTCGGATTCTCTACAAACGGAAGCAACGTCAGCAATGTTTCCTGTGAGACCACTTCTTTCAGTTTCACAATCACATCTGCCATCCCAACCAAATCTGTCGGCAAGTTGCGAGTAAACTTAACCGCAATATCCCGGTAATCATATTGAACGCCTTCTTTAATTTGCAGGAAAGTGAAGAAATTCCGTAATCGCTGCTTGATTGCCTTTTCCATTAAGGCTTCACGCATTGCTACTCGATTCTCTAAATTCAGCAACTTATTTCGCAGAGCTAAGGAAGATGTATTACTGGCCCAGTTTTCATTAAAATTAACCTGATCCATCATGTCGAAAATTTTGCGTTCGATGTTATCCAATTCATTCTTCACAAAGCAATCGTTAATCTCTTTCGTAAGCCAACTTACCTTCCCACCAGCGGGAACCTGAATAATACCCATCTTCTTCATATTCAATAAGTCCTCTGCTTCCAGCTTGGCATTCTCAATCACCAGGTAGGCATTGCGGTGATCTGCAATTTCATTGACCAAATCGGAATTCAATGCGTTATAGGCATCAAATAAAGAAATCACATCATGGAAGCCACTTTTTCTCTCCGTATTGGCTAGACAGGAGATAAGCGGGACTCTTCCAAAGATGTGATTATGTTTACCGATATATTTTAATTCAGGTGCTTGATTTTGCTTCATTTGATTGTTTTTATCATCACTACCGATTGTATAGTGTAGAATTTCATGATCGGTATAGACGTCCAAATATACTTGCTTATCAAAACGTCTCGTAAATTTATGTAAACCAAGTAATACATTTCGTTCTACTGTTCCGTCTTCCAGTACATAGGCATTCAAAGGAGATAGCACCGTGGCTGAAAACTGGCCATCCGAATCAATGTAGTTCAACTCAAAGCTCTCGCCAAAAATTTCGGATTGTTTCCGAAGTTGCAAATTATGCTCCTTGTCCCAATGGTTCATATGTACATCTATATTATGTATGGCTTCATCCTGATCTGACTTGGACACATAGTTCACTGGCTTACCGAGCAGGTAGCCAACTTCATTATCCACGAACTTACGTGGGAAATTGAAAATGAGCTTTTGATTGCTTCGGCTTTCTTGCATCGCATAGTTCTTGAGAATAGCATGCTGACCACTATAGTAATCTGCATATTTCTGTTTAACTAATGTAATCGAGTGGAGTTCATTTAGACACTCTAATACGATTTGTTCCGTAATTTGCAAATACATGCTTCCTTTCAAAATAGGTTAAGTAATTGTTGCTTGAATAAAGAAAAGAACCACCTTTACTGGGTAGTTCCTTGTTGAATTAACGTGTCCCCGTTAGTTGAATTTCCTTTCACCGTTGATACTCTGCTTAAGTGAAGTATGGGAAGTGATCGCGCATAAAATGAGTTAACGCATCCTTCAAATTTCTATGCTGTTTCTTATATTGGAACAAGATGGCCAAGGTAAGCACAGTTTCATAGTCCTCGATAGTAATAGTCCAGAACGGTGGTTCCTCAGGGTTATAACTAAATTCACTAACGATGCCATATGCTACACCTAGCTTGTCAATCCTCTCGTGTAGGATCTGATAGATCTCACCACTCAATTGATGAATATCACTCTGTTCCAGAGCCTTCTCCTCATTCCAGCCGTCCATAGAATATTAACCTCCTTACATACCCGTGATTAAGCCAAACGGGGACTATAACAAACATCTATTGGCATCGATATACTATTACAAGCTCGTCAACTATCGTTTCCAATTAGTGTAATAAGAAAAAATCACTTTATACAACTGTATTACTTATAACCTTCAGAAAACCGTTCTTTTCAGCGGTATAAATTAACTCTTCAATGGATCGATTTACGGTATCGCTAAATAAGTACCACTCATCTTTAGATACGTCATGAATCAAAATCTCTGGGTATCCTGTTAAAGGTTCAGATGGAAAAGAACGAAATAAAGAATAAACATCAAAACGAACTAAGCTGTTCCCTTTTGGGTCTAGAAAATCATATTGTGCATTTTTATAATAGGACCCAAGTGTGTCACTAGTACCTCTCCAAGAGTAGTCTGCAGGTGCTTCGACCTTTTTACCTTTGTTTTTTACAAAAGTATTATAGATCGTTTTGTTATATGCATTTCCATTAATCTGCTGAACTACGCCACCCAAAGTCATATGGTATTCATGTTGTAATGCTTTTACTTGTACACCATCTATAAACAATGGCTCAGTATTAACAGCTACTGCAAAGTTGCTGTAATTGACATTGCATCCAAACGTCTCTGCAATAAAACGAAGTGGAACAAATATGCGCTTATTTTTCATGTATGGTTTTACATCAAGCAGCATCTTTTTACCGTTCTTCTCCGCTGTACTACTGTTCAGTGTTAACATTACTTTCATATCGCTTTTAGTGAGAATAACCTTTGAATTGGACCATTCGACCCTAGCTCCCAAATTTTCACTAATGACACGTAGAGGTATCATTGTACGTTTGTTCTTAATTTCGGGCTTCACATCGGATGCAATAGCAACACCATCAACTTTGATTTGACTTTCTGCTGCATAAGTAGTTGACGATGAAATAAATAAAAAGATTACAAGAAAAAACCCAAAGAATGCTTTTTTCATAAATGATAGCTCCCTTTTTGGTTAAATTTGTTGCACAGTAACTCCCCTCCATATTAAGACGCTATTGGATAAAATTTGTTGCGTTTTCCTACTCGTTAGCTTACCGAGGTCGGATCAAAATAATGAATGAATATCTAGCAGAAGCTTCAAAATAACAAGCTGCGATCATAAAATTTTAGACTCTTGACCGACTGAATCAATTGGACAGCCCCATATAAACTGTCTGGCGCGTCATCATATGTACAATTGCGATTGTAGTCCTTCACCTGATGATTGTATCTGAGGTTATCTGCATTGAACAGAATATGACCCTTCTTCACTTCCGGCTCCAAGCTAATAATGCGTTCATGCTTCTGCCCCTTGGAATGGACACTTTCAACTGGCGTATGTATCTTCGCTTTCCATAACTCTTCTTCAAATTTCTGCTTCATATAGCTTTGTGCCTGATTGACTTCAAAGCCCAGCTTATCTACAGGATAAAGCTTTAACTTCTCAATAGCGACTTGGAACAAATCATCCGGCAGCAATTTATAGATAATGCCATCGATCACGTACATCTGCTTCGTCTTCCGATGCTGCCCAATAATTGAAACCGCAGAATAGTCATTTTTCTTCCCGGCTTTAATGGCTGGATCAATGTACATGGCTAGTTCCATATCCTCAAACTCAGGTAACCTATCCCAATACATGATATTTTGAAATATATATTCATCGGTTGAACGCGGATCGTTTTGTAATTCTTTATAGAAGCTCTTTTCACCCATGGCTTGCTTCTTACACATCAGATAATAATAGTCCAAATACTCGCTCCACAGGATTTCCGTACCCTTCAGCATTTCCTCCTCATGAGCTATAAAAAAAGACAAGGCCGTATTGATCCTGTCTTCATCCTGCAAATTATTATATTGTCGCTCCCACTCTGACCATAAATCATCACGCTCTGAAAACTGAAGCACGGCTGCTTTACGAACACTTCGCACACCAGGGATTTTACCTTTGAGCAAATCGGCCATAATATCTTCTTCATTCAAAATGGTTCCACAGATCAGAATATTTGTATCCCTTGTGCCAATAGGCAAAATGACATCCGTAAACGTATTTTTAATCTGTTCTCGCTTGGCTTCGGATCGAGCCGTATCCTCCTTAAGCAAATCATCCATTAGAACCAAGGTAGGACGATGATGCTTATAGTGAATTCCTCTCAGGCTACCGTCAATCCCGCGAATCATAATACATGAGTCCAGTCCACCTTTACTCTTGAGCCATATTTCATTGTTATTCCAGCGGCTCCCTTTTCGAATCCCGAAATCCTCAATCAGCATCTGATTGGTTTCTAGCTCATCTTTGATCATATCAAGGAACGGCAATGCAATCTGTTCTGTCGCAGATATGATCAGTGTAAACTGTGATTTATCATATAAAGTCGCATACAGCGGAAATAAAAAGGAACTGATCGTGGACTTTCCATGCTCCCTAGGAAGACCAAAAGCCGTAATCAGTCCTGTATTCGCAAGCATATGTCTTAATTCCGTGAATAGCTCTTTGTGAAACTTGCCGAATGCTCGATCAAAGTATTTAGGAAAATAGGCTAAAGCGAAAAACTCAATGTCCATCTCACCGATTAGCTTGCGTAGTTCAGAAAAAGAGAACGTTTCAATTAGTTGTTTCATTTTCGGTGGTTTAAAATGCTTTTCCATATACTGTTTAAGCAGTTCAGCTTGTCGCTGTTCCTCTTGCTTTATTGTTTCAATGGTAATAGCTCCTTTCTCATATTTGACTATAAAATCATCACAAAAATTTCTGCACCCTTTGCTGGCGACTCCGTTTATCTACATAGAAGACCCCCTCCCTCCACGACAAAAAGAGTGGCTTCTCACCACTCGATATTTGCCAAAGCTTCATCCATATCCTGCTGTGTTGTTAGGGTATAAATATTGGTGGTTGCTACGTGGTCATGTCCAAGGATTTGCTGGATGGTCGTTAATGGAGTCGTTTTCACTAACTTATAGCCAAGTGTATGCCTGAGCATATGGGGGGTGACCTTCACATTGATCCGATCCCCGTATTTGTTCAAAATCAGGTTGATTGCATTTCGTTCCAATGCTCCACGCTGGCCAATACATAGATATTCTGATTTCACTTGTGGTCTGACTTCAAGATATCGGGTAATGGCTTTTCGCACATCCTTATTCAATGGTATGGTACGAAAGGAGTTCCCTTTACCGAATACCTTCAATACTCCTTTGCGTTCGCTTATTTCAATATCCTTCAGCTTGATGCCAACTAATTCGCTTACCCGTATCCCTGTTCCTAGCAGTAATTCAATCATACAGATATGCATCCAATTGCCCATACGGTGAATTTCATTTCGTAGCTTCCACAAATCCTTTTCCGCTAACCCTTTGTATTGCCGGACAACCTTATTCCTGACCGCTTCGATATGTATTTCTTCCTTAATATAGCCTTGCTGGTGCATCCACCGTGCAAATACGTTGACGCTGGCGATCTTGCGGTTGATAGTGAGTATCGCTTGGTTGGTGCTTTGCAGATATTTCTTATACTCTACGCCATCCAATTCAATCCACTTGTCCAGTCCATATTCGGTTTTCCTTTGATACCAGACTATGAACTGTAACACGTCCCTAATGTAACAGGAAACGGTGTTCTCGCTTCGATCCTTGCTACGTAAATGTGCTTCAAACCCTTGAATATACTCCATTTTCGCCCCACCTTTCGCTTGTGTGTCACATCATACCGTTGATGTGGGGCAAAGTCCACTCATTACATAACCTATCTTATGCACTTAGTTTGGGCAATTTACAGGCTAATTTAGGGCTAAAACAGGCGTTTATCTATGGAAATACTGACGACATAACGTTATGGCTGTAAATCATCCGGCTCTACGTATCCTTCCTCAATCTCGACCGATTCCTCAATAGCTTCATAATCGGCATCCACCACATCGGCTTCAATCATATCCAAAAATAGCTGCTTCCGTTCCTGTTCTAATGCCTTCGTATTGACCACCAGTTCGCGTCGATCATTCCACTCGTTGGGTGCGCGGTTCTTTAAATAGAAGATCATCGCTGTCGGATTGGGAGGCTGATATCGTTTCACTTTTTCGATGCGCGTCTTCTTTTTTCCATTTTTGTCCTCTTCAATGATCGTTTTAATTTCTTCATATTCATACCCTGTTGCAGCTTTCAAAAGTGAATTTTCTACGTGGGATATAGGGACAGATCTGCTCCATTTGACTAGTTCAGCCAGCATCGGATGTTTATCTATATACTCGTACCAAGTCGTTTTACCAATGTCGAGTTTCTTGATAATGTCCTCTGCATTCACGCCTTCTTCAAACCATTGCTGAATCTCCGCTAGTCTAGGATATACATGGGTTTCCCACTTGGTTGGACGTTCTAATGCTTCAGCAAATTTGGGATGCTTCCTGCGATAATCGCCTAGTGTCCAAATATGAATGTTCAGTCGTTTTGCTATCTCCTCATCTGTGGCTCCTTCACGTACCCAAACGGGAATATCCCTGAGCCTTGGTACAACAAATTGATCATACTTGGTTAGTATTTTTGGCTTGTTCCTTTTTGGATTGCTATTGTTCTTACTCATCTTCTGCTCACCCCCCATCACGAAAAAAGCCTATGCGAATGTGCATAGACCTTTGTTTTTAAAGTTGTGTTCCATTTACAGATTGCATCTCAGGGAATTTCCGTTGATACGTTTTGAACAGTACATACTTTTGTAAACCTTTGGACTGATGCAAGGCTTGTTGTGCCAGTTTTAATGCTGCTGAATAATGATTTGATTTCAACTCCAATTCGGAAAGTAGTGCATTTTTCATCCAAGTCGTTGGAATGTCGTGAATGATTCTGTGAGCTTCCGCATTACTTCCTTCTTCCATACACACGATAGCTCGATAGTAATTTTTATATGCCAGTGGTTTGATGAATTCGATTTCTTCTTTAACCGTCAAGATTTCTTTTTTATAAAAAGCAAGAACGGTTTTATATAACGCTTGCTTGTGGATTCCCTTATACTTTTGGAGCAATAGTCGGATTGAGTCCTCTACTTCTTCATCGATTTCATGGGCTAGAGCATAAAATAGATGGTATTCTGGCTTACTCTTACGCGACATTAAAAACTTTTCAATTCTCTTCAAATTAGAATCCCATAATACAGTAAAAAGAATAGGCACATATAGTATCAAAAAAATCAGGATGAAAATGATTATAAAAGCTAACGCATTATTGATGTGTAAACGATCCACAATCATCCACATGACAATGACAAATACAAATGTGATAAGATTTCTTAAATTCCAGATCATCTAGCTTCCCCTTTTCATGCTGCCGAACTTGTTGATTTGTCTTATCAGAGTTAATTCAACAAATTTGAATGTAATTCCTTCTTTTCCCTATAAGTAGTAGTTATATGGCCTCCAGCACGAAAAAAGGGAACAGCCAACGATCAGCCATTCCCCATATGTATTCTAACTTACCCTTCTAACTCAGCCTCGTAAAACAACTCGATATCCTCAATCACCTTCTGAATCAGCTCATTATCCTCCATAGCTTCCTCAGTCCCCAGCACATTTACCTTTTCGGCTTGCATGGCGTTTAGGAATCGAATCACCATATTCACTTTTGCCTTACCCAATTCAATCACCCTTTCGGTTTAGTCAGCACATGATACCTCTGACCTTGCCGAACCAGCAACAACTTCATGATAGTCATACTGCTTACCAATTTCTAATTAAATAGTGGAATAATATTGTATAATAGGATTTCATCGTATAATAAAATAAATGGAAAGGGGGAATTTACCTATGCTTAAGAAAATGGGCATGTATCAAATAGCAACTTTAATATGTGCTTTGGTTGTCCTCATATGCGCCTCTCTATCATTCGCTTATCCTAACGACAATCAACGCTTCACTATGCTTAATCAACTTTTTCTTGGACTCATGCTTTTATTTTCTGGTATTTCAGAACTTAAAGCAAAGCGTATGTTTGCGGCAATAGCCAATTTTGGTGTTTCCTTGTTTATAATTTTTGTAATGCTATACACTTTATAAGCTCATTACATGTTCTCTAATTCTGGCTCAGCAACTACTTCTTGATAGCTATATTGCTTATCTTCCCGAATCAAATATACATTGCTATCGCTGCCAACATGGGCAATATATCGCTTCACAATCACATCTACATATTTTGGATCAAGCTCACTGGTATAGCAAATCCGATCCGTATCCTCACAAGCAATCAATGTTGAGCCTGAGCCACCAAATGGATCAAATACGATATCACCAAGCTTACTGGAATTTTCAATTGGATAGCTAATCAGGGGAATCGGCTTCATGGTCGGATGATATTCATTGCGGAAGGGGCGATCAAATTGCCATAATGTCGTTTGCTTACGATCACTGTTCCAGTAGTGTCCACTTGTCGGCTTCCAACCGTACAATACAGGTTCGTGCATCCAGTGATAATCGGCATGTCCCATTACCATCGCCTGCTTAGCCCATATACAACATTGTGCCAGTTTGAATCCAGCTTCAATAAATGCCTTCCTAAAATTTAAACCTTCACTATCAGCGTGGAACACATAGATGCTTGCTCCGTCATCTGCTACTTCAAACATTCGGGTATAAGCTGCCAATAGGAAATTATAAAACTGGTGATTGTCCATTTTATCGTTCTCTATTTTCAATGCATCCTTCGTCTTGCCCGTATAATCCACATTATAAGGTGGGTCAGTTACAATAAGCCGAGCCTTCTTACCATCCATCAATAATGTAATATCCTGCTGATTAGTTGAATCTCCGCATATGAGCCTATGCTTCCCAAGTAACCAGATGTCACCTTTTCGAGTTATTGGATGTTCAGGTAATGCTTCTTCCACATTAAAATCATCCTCATCATCAGCTGTATCTTCATGTAATGTATCCAGCAATTTCTCACACTCGCTCATATCAAATCCAGTTAGAGAAAGATCATAATCAGCCAGTTTTAATTCTTCCATTTCCTGCGCCAACAATTCAAAATTCCAATCTGCATACTCAGCCGTTTTGTTATCAGCGATTCTGAAGGCTTTGACCTGTTCAGGAGTTAAATCATCCACCAGTATCGTTGGAACTTGCTTTAATCCAAGCTTCTTGGCTGCTAACAAGCGTGTATGTCCTGCTATGATTTCATGATTGCTGTCTATTAGAATTGGATTCTTAAATCCATAATTTTGAATACTTGTTGCTACATAATCTACAGCTTTCTCATTATTTCTGGCGTTTTTTATGTACGGATTTAACGTTTCTACGTTTACGAATTTGATTTCCAATCCACTTGATCCCCTTTTCTAAACTCGCTTTTAAAAAGGCTGCAATCCACATCCAAGTGAAAAACACACCAACTACAGTAATAAATCGTGATATTTCTACGATTATTGCTTGCAACATTAATAGCATTCTTGTTACTCCTCTCTAAATGAAAAAGGAACCCTAGCTCATAGCCAGAGTTCCCGTGTAGCCTAATTTGTGATTGTAAACCTGCTCATTGTGTCACGTAACACATTTCAAATTTTGTAAGTACAAGTCCTCAATCCGTTTTGTTTAAAACTTTGCAAATACCAGCCTATATTTAGCAAGATTAAAATTCAATATGAAATACGAAAAATTTAAAGCGATATACAGCCATTAATAATATGACTTTGAATTGTCCATGAATCCTACCAAGTCTATGTATGATCTATACGTGGGATAGGGGAAACTCAAAACCGCAATAAAACCACTTCGCTATGCCTCGTAAACGGTAGTATCGCCTGCCACCATTTCCCCTCCCACACCCAACCCCTTTGCGGCTTATTAAGTTCACTTTCGCAACTCCAATCATCCCTTTACTCTAAAATTCATGGCTGAACAAATATATTCAATTCCACTTCCTCTCTACGGGCTGACAAGCCCACCATATAAACTCGATATACAAACATGTTTCCTATTCTCCGTCCGTTTGTTTCCAATTTTATAATGCCGAATTCCTATCTTCGATTCAATTTCTCCAATATAATAGCGGATTTTTAAAAGCTGTTTCCATGTTTCCAGTTTTGAGCACTCCTTATCATATATACACTCCTCACCAGCACATAATATTCGATCAAATATTATTATATGTATTCTCTCAAGAGTTAAAAAAACAGGAAACATGGAAACAAACTCATGATTCTCTATGTAAACAAACTATTTTTCCGTTTCCAATTGTATGCAAAACAGAAAACGAACAGGAAACAGATGCTGCAAACAGGAAACATTATATTTTGATACCAAACCAAAAGGGAACTGAGCTGCCACTTATTGTTTTGGCCTTCTTCCGGTAAATCTTATCCTTAAGTTTTGCATCGAGATGCTTATTAAATTTAGTCGTCGTTTCAAGTTTAAATCCACCTTGTTTACACCATGCAGCATACTTGGCATACAACCTTTTGCATTCAATTCGGCTTTCATCCTGTTTTGAAGCTTCACTTTCAATTTCACATTCTTCATCTATGAACAGCATAATGGTATCCGACTCCATTTGATAAGTTTTAACTTGATCCTTAATCGTTTGTGAATACGAAAATCTACCTTGTTGTTCGAGTCGTCTTAAGCCCTCAAGTGCATAATTTAATAGTGTCGATAAAGCGGATGGAGTCGTCAGTTTATGAATTAGTTTCGTATCCTTTTGTTGATCTGTAAATTTACGAGTAAAAGGAAACACCGTCAGCCTTCTAAAAAATCCGTCACTGTTATCACTACTTTTCGGCAACTCATTGGCGCTGAACAACAATTTACAAAACGGCTCAAAGTTAAAGGGATCTTTCCCCTTTTTTTCTGCGTTTAATCCTTCACCACTGGCAAGCACCTTGAGGTTCCCTGTTGAGCTCAATGCATCCGCAGGGATATCTGTAAAGCAATTCAGCACTTTTCCATACAACTCGGCAATCTTAAACCGTGATCTGTCTCCTTCTAAATCCTGAATTTTAACTTTGGATATATTCACCTTGCCTATCATTGCTTCAATCGTTTTAATCAATACCGATTTCCCGTTGCTTCCCGTACCTGTGAATAAAAATATTTTTTCATATTCCAAGGTGGGAATCAGGAAATAGCCAATCATTTCAAATAAAGTTGCATGCGTATCCTTTTCCAGTACAGATTCGATAAACTGAAGCATGACAGGGTCATTGGCCGTAGGATCATATAGGACAGGAAATTGAATAGTACTCCGTCTATCAGGCGTATGCTCCCTTAACTCTCCCGTTTTCCAATTCAACAAACCGTTTTTCACATTAATATAGTCGTCCAACAGATTCATTTGGGTTCCTGCAATATAACTTTGGGCCTCTATGTAATAACGTGCTTCCTTAATCCGACTATGGCGAAATTCATTATCCAGCAGGGTAACGGATAATTGCTCCAGGTGACGCTCACCATCATTGACATATACGCCCTGATCATATCGATACAAAAACGTACCATCAGAAAAACATTTCATATGCTGATCTAAAATATCTTTGGCATACCAAACAGGTTGAAATTTCTTATGCGTTCCGTGAATCTCAAAGTATTCCATATAACTATGCTCAATTGATTTGGGAGAATTCTCTCCTGCTGACTCATCATCGCGTTTGAACACATCTGGAAAATCCACATAAGATGTAAGCTTAGAATTGCTTTGACTCTGGTAATACTCTTCCTCATGAGCTAACCATTCTTCATATTGTTCGGCAAGCCACTCTTGATATTCAGGATCATTCGCTTTCCGTTCTTCCTCTGCAATCCATTGTTCAAGTTCCCAATTCTCAAAAAACGCGATCTCCTTCTTGAAATACGCTCGTTCCGAATCGGTCATATATTTTTCGTCCGTGTATGTCCACCACGTTTTGCCACCATTATACGAAAACTCCAACTCATATGGAGAATAATCAAACTGTATCCGATACTGTTTATCGATATCTTCCTTGGTAATCGGCTTCCACATACCATCTATCCAAGCCTCTACTTGTTTGCTATTGCTATTTTTTCGTACAGCCACCCGTTTTCCATTAATGGTGAATTGGTCGGTATAATATTTGTGTTTATCATCGTGTTTTTGTAAAGCTATTGTCATATTGTTATGATCCCCCTTATTAATAGATGTTATCGACTACCTGTTTAAATTCGTTATATTGTTCCATGGCCTTCCTTAATGGAAGTGAATCCTTGAATATAAATACTTTCCGATTGGAATCCTTTAAATCTACTTTTTCATCCATTTTATGAAACCGATTAAACATCAACCACCCTGCCATTCGAGACTGGGTAATGACAATGGTATAGCTATCCATATTTGACCTCCACATATATTAATGATTGGAATGTGAAAGGTTAATCCCCCCACATCCCTCTCTACCGGCTGACAAGCCGCATGGTTAAGCTCGAAAGTCTGCTAGACAAATGATGGAAGCCTTTGTTGTCTTTATAATGTGCTTAATGATGATCGACTTGTTCATATAGCCATTGAGGATGGAATCTCCTGCTTTGCGAGCAATGCTCAATCCTTCAGCCACGCCAAGCCAACCTCGGTCATCAAACAAGGTATACGTCTGACCCACTATTTTCTCAGCAACCTCTTTTGGATTCCATGTCCTCTTTTCGCTGCTTACCAAGGAAATTTCGTAGTCGATGAGATCATCGTGCTTCGCATCCTGTCGTTTGAGGTACTTGTCAGGGATGCTCATATCTTTGCCCTTAGGCCATTGTAATGTGTAGGCTTCTCGTTTCATCACCGTAGTATAGTTATGGCCCAGCCACTCAAAGGTATGTTCATCGCTCTCTTTCGCCTGCTGGATATACACTTTATCTTTGTCCTCATAATAAAGCTGTACATTTTGTAGCATTCCTTCACTGGCAACCACCCAACAAAAGGAATAATTTTTATTCGATTTTTTCGCTTTGGAGTCCACGTAAGTCATACGAACAGCAGCCGTAGCAAGTAGCGAAGGACAATCGCATATGCTTTCCGCTACTGCCTTCGTTTCCCGATATAGCTCCACAAATTTGGCATCCACTTCTTTTCGCAATCGCTTTTGCCTTTCATCTGATGCGAATGGATTCAGACTTTGCTTCTCTTGCGTTAACTCTTTATTTCTTTGCAAGAACGCTTTATAGGTTGCATTTAACGCATTGATGGTTTGATCCACATACACTGTATCCAGGTCGAAATTTTGAAAGTACTGATAGATATTCTCAAACTGATGTTTCCGAATTTTCCGATCCATATCGTCTATCATGATTCGGTTTATATATTTCTTAAATGAAAACATCGACCTCGCAAGCTGATCTAAAGCCGAGGTGTGCTGACGATCCTTGTTGTAAGTTTTTCCGTCTTTGAAAAATGTAAATTGTGGCTTCAACGTTCCAAACCGATATTGAATTACATTTGGAATAACAACCTGATCGAACAGACCTGATTTGGAAGCATCTATACATAGAGCCTGCAAATGCTTCATGATCGCAATCGGAAACTTGTATTGTAATAATCTTTCTTCTGCGTTAGCCATATTTTCAATCGTCGTATTGATATCGGTGATTTCTCCCGTTTTATCTTCAGAGCGAATAATAAAATCAATAACATTCTCTTTGTTCCATTCCTGGGATGGGGCAGTAGATTTATCTGCATCGTTCACTTGTACCGATGAATCGATCACATAGTCCGCCAATGATACTTTAGTCTGAACGGGAAAACGTTCTGCGAAATGCTGCTGGACATTCTCATTCAACAGGTCAAGCCGATTTTTACCGTGCTGTTCACTTTTTTCGTTGTCCACTCTAAAATTGTACTGCTGTAGGTATTCAATCTGAGTCTCTGCCAAATTTAATTCTGTAGACAAAACCAGTAGTTCATCGCCGTCCCTGTCTGCGCCGCCAAGACGATCTGGCTCGGTTCCCAAAGGAAGCTGCACAATATTGTCGATATGACGAATAAACTCAGCATCCTCACCTTCATAACCCACGAATGTGGTTCGCGTGATTTCACTGAAGGACATGATCGGATTTCTCGCAAACAGATTCTGACCTAATATCGCACCGCCACAGTAACTCTGCTTGGCAGACAAAAACCCTGTATATTTCCAAGTATGATGATCCGCTGCCGCAGCGTAAGACAAGAACGCTAAAATATCTTGTGTCACATACAGATACTTGGCTTCAACATAAAACTTCCCCAAGCCCATTTCATCTATTTTATGATCGATTACTTCCTTGATCGTTTGCCTAACTTTACGGTCGAATGCCAATTTTTTATTAAGGTGTAGAGCATGAAGGGTATCACTACACTGTTTACCAATTCCATTATCTGAATTTTCCCGATACACCAAGTGCAAAAATGCTTGCAAGTAGCGGAGATCTCCCCAATCCAGCTTCTCTTTGCGATAGATACTTAATGCCTGATATATGAGATCACCCTGCACATGGGATAAGCAAACGATATCTCTGGCTTGAAAATCCAGTGCCAGCAATAACTGATACGATGATTTTCGGTATTGTTCATGCACTGGCTTGGCAATATTGGAGATGCCAATCGCATCATAGCCATACTCGATCAATTTAGACTGGTATGCGGATATTGAGGTAAATAACCAGGCTTTCTCCTCTGAACCGTCTGGCTTTTCTCCGATCACTTGCAGCTTCGCTTTAAAAGTAGACTCGGTAGTTAAAATATCGATCTTGTCTGTATCATGCCATGTTCCAAATATATCCTGAATCCGCTTTACGTTATGCTTACGGAAATACCCATGAAAATCTACACAGGGAAAGAAACCTTTAATTGCTGGCAAACGTAATTGATAACCTGTAATCGTATAGTTTACCTCAAGGAAACGTTCCATTTGCTGGCCTAACTCTTTTGAGACCAAACCCATACCATCAAACACATTTTCCATGACCGTATGATTTTTTACTTCGGCTAATTGCAAGCCCGTTGACCAGGGTGTGATTGGGAGTTCTTTTTTCTCATACGGCTCAGTTTGGTCGATTGTCCATACGGGAACCGAAACGCCATCTTTCTTTTCGACTTTCCATGCAGGCTTACATAGGTGCTCTAAAGACACTCGTCTGCTATTCTCTTTTTCCCAGCGACCAGTCGTTTTGTACTGATCTCTATCGTTAGGTGCGATAGGAAGTTCGATTTTATGCTCTTTGATCTTTTGATTGATTTTTTGGCGCTGCTTTTCATAGTGCTTTTCTTCTTCCATATAGGCTTGGAGCTTAGTGTACATGTCCTCTTCTTCGGGTGTACGATGATATGGAAGGATCATCTCTACGTCTTCCGTTACGGGTATTTCTTTATCGGGGAGAATACAGATGGTTAGTTGCTTCATATTTACAGGGCAGAGATACACATCTGTTGTCATAAGGGCATTGCGCGTCAAGTTTTTAGATACGGTGCATTTAGTTGGTTCGGTTCCAAGGGAAACATGTGCTTTCAACGCTTCAGCATATTTCTCCAGTACAAATAGCTGACGACATTCTTTGTTTTGAGCGCCGGAAAGAACATTGTCCAAAAATACATAGGTATGCCGAGCAATCTCTTGACCGTTTGACTTTGTATAGATGGCGGTAAAGCCCTTTTCCAGCAAACGTTTGAGTTTGTCATTATCCTCCTCACTACGTCCACGTCCCGTTTCGATGGTCATGATAGGGAGAATATTCTTCTTTTTTTTGATCGGCTTGCTGTCATTGGATTTTGGATTGGAAGTATCTTGATTGGTTATGTACTCTACTGTAGCATCGAATTTCTTGTTCATTATTTTTTCGTGCAAAATGTAATACATGAAGGTTTCACTTGTCTGTTTAGCATCTGCTTGAGTGTAGGCTAGCGAAAATTCGTCATTTTGCTCTGTTACATCGCCAAGTTGATATTGCCATATGTGATACTGTCTTTTTTTGATCATACGTTATCCTCCGATATTTATAATGCAACAATAGAACAAATGTTCTTGTTTATAATATAACAAATGTACGTTTAGTTTAAAAGACCGGGACTTGAGAAACTTTTTATAAAGAGGATAAAATTTCATGAGGAACAAGAAAGACCGAGAGTGATGCACCCTCGGCTGTCTATAATGTAGATGAAGCAAGTTGAAATTATAATATCTCATTCACACATTTTGATATGACGGATTGCAATATGAAGTGCGACACCTGCTAAGAAAATAAAAAAAGGCCCGTGGCCTGATTCGTGTAAGATGAAGATACCACACACCATTTACACTAGGAGAATCACACCATGAGCTACTCACATCTTAGCATAGTTGAACGCGGCAAGCTAAAAATCCTCCATCAGCAAGGATGGAGTGCAAGAGCCATTGCCCATGAAATCAAACGCCATCACTCGAACGTGAGTCGGGAGATTCGCCGCAATCAGGTGGAGGGGATCTATACGGCAGATTCCTCTGAGCAGGCTTATCAACGTCGGCGAAAAACCCCAGTACCCGTTGAGAAATGGACGAGAAGTCTCGCTAGAGAAGTAGAGGAAAAGCTCCAGCAAACGTGGTCTCCTGAGAGATTTCACAGCGTTTCAAGAGGGATGGACAGCCCATGATTTCGTTTAAAACCATCTACGGCGGGATCTATGGCGGACGTATAGCTCAGGCTCATCTGAGGGTACTCCGTCACAAAGGGAAGCGGCACACACCTGTAGAGAAGAGAGGACGATTCCTGGTAGGGAAGTCGATTCGGCAACGTCCGAAGGAGGTTCGTTCCCGTGAGACGTTGGGTCACTGGGAGCTCAATACGGTGGTATCTAGCCGCGGAAAAAGCAAAGCCTGTCTAGCCACTCTGGTTGAACGGAAAACACGACTGTACACCGCTATAAAAATGCCCGACCGAACTGCTCTTTCCATGGAGATCGACTTCGGGGTAACCATCTGTTCTACCTAAAACTAGTCCAATATTTATAATGTCGTCAACTTCATAAAATTTGCATATATACAAAGGGGCTTTTTATGATTATGGTGAAACTGTGGATTATAAGCATACTTCCATTGGAATCAAACTTGAGCTCTGTAATTTCATCTGAATCAAAATGTCGGTTATCACTCTTTTTCATTTACTATAGACTCTATCGCCAAGTATAATAATAAATTAGGCTCTTCGCTATACTGCGTGGTTAATGACACGTTTGATAGGTTAATAGGGCGATTTGGCATGGAGCCTCTGCGGGCATGACTACTCGCGAAAGCCGCGAAGCATAGGGACTTCGCGATGGCTAACCAGCTTATCATGCCCGCCCCTCCATATAAAATCGCAGTCTATTTTACCCATGTCGAATAGCGAGGAGGCATAAATTACCGTGTAAGGTAAAACTCTTCATATTATGATACCTTGAATATACAAAAGTATTTTGGAAAAGCAAATATGACCACAACTACAAATCTTCATTTTGAACCAAGAACGAATGTTTGGTATAATAGTATTAATATCTTATTGCTTCTAAGGGGATTGTTTAATGAACGAAATAATACGGAATGTTTCACTGTTTGCTGGTTGTGGTGGAATTGACTTAGGATTTAAATGGGCAGGTATAGCAACAGTAGCTGCTGTAGAAATAAGGGAATATGCAACAAATACATTAAGAGATAATTTTAAGGACACTTTTGTATTAGGGCCACCCCACCATAGTGGAGACGTGAGAGAAGTTACTGGAGAAGAGATACGGAAAGCTATCAATTATTGGGGTGAAATTGATGTTTTAACTGGAGGCCCACCATGTCAACCGTTTAGTGTTGCAGCAGGTCAGCGATTTGGGAAAGATGATCCTAGATATAAACGCAAAGGCAATGAGAACAAAGACGTAGGTGACCTCCTTCCAGATTTTGTTCGCTTAATTAAAGAACTTAGACCGAAAGTCTTTTTACTTGAAAATGTAGAAGGCTTGCTTACATGGAATAATGGAGAATATCTTACCAAATCGCTTGAACCCATATTAGATGAATACAAATTTACCAAACCACAAGTAATTCAAGCTGCCGATTATGGTGTTCCTCAATACAGGAGAAGAATGATTATAATCGGTACACGACTTACCGGAGTTATTCCACGTTTGCCCGAGATTACTCATTTTGGTGAGAATACGCTTCTAAATCCTTACGCAACTGTTGAACAAGCTTTCGAGAACTTAACTGAAGATCTACCTAATTTTACAACTCGAAAGCATACAGAAGAGTCTATTAGTAGATATGATAAATTAAAGTTTGGCGAAAGAGATAAATTAGGTCGAGTTGATCGTTTGCATCCTTATAAGCCTAGTAAAACAATTATATCCGGTGGAGATAAGGGGGGAGGAAGATCTCATCTTCATCCATTCCTCCCTAGAACCATTTCTCCTCGTGAAAGTGCAAGACTACAAACATTTCCTGATGATTTTGTTTTCTCCGGACCTATTGGACGACAATTTACTCAAGTCGGTAATGCTGTCCCTCCATTATTGTCGTATCATTTAGGAAGATATATTGTAGAAGAACTATTACAAAGAAACGACATTTTGGGCGAAGATTTGTCTAAAGTAAAGCACCCTATTGTGTCTAAACTCTCTATTGCTCCAAATCTTTCTGAGGTCACTTTGTAATATCGTTTATAAATAGTGCTAATTTTTTTATAGCATTTAGATTTTCTCTTGGATTACCAGTGATTAATAACGCCCAGCAATGAAAGTTTATTGTTGGGCTATTAGCATGGCTAACAACAAAACTTGAGACAGGTTTTGTGAATTTCTTGGTTGACGGGTATACTAGTACAACATCTTTTGACTGTGTTCTTAAAGCATAGTAACTCTGTTGAAATAAGTCTGGATTTGATGGTAAGAAACTAGACTCTTTCCCGCCCAAAACATTAGAGTACTTATTTTTTGCATCAATCACAACATTATTGGAGAACTGATACCAACCGTCAAGTTCGATAAATCTTTCTTCGGTTGGCGGATCATTTGGTGAAATTCCTAAGGTGAAAATCCTCTTCTTCTGGAATCCAGTCTTAAATAACGTATTAAGTGAGTTCATTACATAGGATTCAAAAATTTTATTCAAATCATGAAGATATTCAGGAAACAAATCAAAGTTTAGTCCAGATGAAGGATCAAAACCAAATATAATATGCTCTGCTAATATTATTGTATCTTCATAATCTTTTCTTCTTACTGTAGAATATTGTTCCATTTTAATCGGCAACAATGAAATATCTATTTCTATTTCTTCAACATTTAAAAATGCCTCTTCCAAAGAATGTAGTATTGGAACAAGTGAATCAAGCTTAGTATTACTTTTTGCTACTTTAATTGCCTTAAGTAAAATTTGATTTACCAATAAGTTAGGTGTATCTGTATTCGTTTTTAAATGAAACTTCTCATATGCTGGTGAACGGGTTTCTTGCTTCTGGATGTCAAGCCTTCCTTTGATTGAAGTTGATTGCTTTTCTACAATAATTCGTTTTTTTATAATTCCATTACTGATAATTTCTTGTATTCTATTAATGAATGGTACAGTAAAGTAATCGATTAAATTCAATTCTTCTTCATCGCTAAGAAGAGAATCAAGTACATTACCTGTGGTTTGACTCTCACTTGGCTGTGCCTTTGAAGCTAAATAAAGTATTTTAGCTAAATCTAAATCTGGAATATCCGACTCAATGACAAGTGTCGTTTCATCAAAATGTATTATCCCCACGAAGAAATTAGCGGAAATATAGTATCCATATCCTCTTCCAAATGATATTTTAAAGGGCTCTATCCCAAGCGAGCTAGTCTTCGAATAATACAAACCAGTAAGTTGATCTAGTACAAATTTCTCGCTCACAGTTCCATTCAGCACTTCAGGTATATTTTTTAAATAAAGATTCTCTTTTTGTTTCAATTTAATAATCAA